GGGAATGTTCCAAGCATCAACTGCGGCTGATCTGGCGTCCAACACTCAGGACACACCAGCAGCTCATATTTTTTTTGCTTGACAACTTCTGTTCTAAGTTGTTTTAACTTGAATTGGAAGCCGCACCTATCGCACATTGCAATCGCTCGAGGCCCACTGGCAAACCTATTAGACATGATTTGCCTTTGCGGGCTTAGCAAGAGTTTTCATGCTTGCTCGAATGTCTTGCAGCATTTTTCGCAAGGCTACCCTTGCCTGCATAACTTCTTCGGGTATTGGGTTTGACTTGTTGCCATACTTCCGCCCGTCTGGGCTGCAAACTTGATATTTCAAGGCAGCCAAAATCTGTTCTTTTTTTACAACCGCATAAGGCTCTATAGCCCTCAGAAAAACAAGAGCCTCTTCATTTCTTACAACCCACCGGTGCTGAACCGCCCATCTTCGGCCATTTGGTGTTCTGTTTTCACTGGTCACAATTGCCCCGCCAAATTTTTCAAGGTGCAATTGAAGGCAGGGTAGACTGGTCTGAGTCACCGTAACATGCAGCACGGTTCTAAATCCGTGAAGGCACGCCGAGGATTTAGACATTTCAACCATGACACAACCCTCTCCATCAAAGAAGCCTGCTGCCCATGCAAGAAAGAGTTGGTTGTCCATCAGTAGCCACCGTTACCAATGTGAGTTGCACGGGGGACAAATCTTACGGCGGCTTTTTCTCTATCTTCACTTGAGGCCAGTTCCCACGCAGAATCATACTGCTCTTTCAAGACACCCAAGCGCTCCATAGCGCCGGGAATCTTCAGGGCAAGGTGGTAAGCCAGACCTGCCGTCATTGCCTCATAGAAGCGGAATGGCATGTCCATGGTGTTCACGCCCGTGCCAGCGTCTTGCATGCGGCGCAAGCGCCAGTACACAAACACGTAGGGCTGCGAGTTGTCTGGGATTGGGTAAACCGTGATTCTTGGCGTGTCAAGACGCTCAATCCAAACCTGAATGGGGCGACCCTGAGCCAGCTTGTTGGGGATTGTGGCGTAGGTGGAGACGCTGATCCGGGTAATGGTCAGGTCTGCCTGTGTTGAAGAACTACCCGCGCCCGTGCGAATCACATGCTCCAACAAGTCCACCGTGTCGGTTGGGAGGTTGTACGTAGCAGTGCCTGCCACCAGATTGATGGACCCTTGCTCATACGTGAACATGTTCAGGCCACGATTGGCCCAGTTGGAAAACATGAGGTTCATGGACCGACTGGCTGTGCGCAGGTCGTAACCGGTACGTAGCTCACCACCGGCGCGTTCAAACGCCTCCTCCACGATTTCCGTGAGGTCCATATTGAAAGCGGTGGTGCCGGAGGTTGCCATTATCTAAACCCTGCTGTTTTCTTTGCGATGGTCTTGGGTTGACTCACGAATTGCTTCCCTTTAGCTTTGCCAGCACGTTTTGCCCGCGTTGTCGCAGCGTACTCAGAAGCGCTGAGACTTTTAATCGCAGCTTTTGGAAGGTATCTCTCACCCGTGTCAGAAGATTTTTTACCACTTTTGGTCGTCCAATCTTGTTTGCCCCAATCGCTCAGGGATTTTTGAGGGGCTTTCATATCAGTCCCGGTACCCGCCGCCAGCGGCCTTGTATTTCTTGGCTACGAGCTGGGCTTTTCTCGCGCTCCATTGCCCTGCGCCGGTGCCCTGCGTTGCAGCAGACTTGACTTGGCTCACAATCCGCTTGCGCAGCTCGGGCTTAGTGTAATTGCCAGCCGCATTGACTGTGCCGCCTTCAGCGTATTGCGTGAAGTCAGTGTCATCCCGGCGGGCTTTACGCTTGCCGGAAGGCATCTTGGATGGGAGGATGGCTCCCATGCCTCGACTGGCTCTCATATCAGCACATCCCGCCGCCAGCCATCTTGACCATTGCACCCTTGGTGTGACCCTTGGTCACGCAGCCGTCGGCACGAGTCACGCCACCCTTAGCGTAGCCTTTTTGGCCGCGAATGGCGTCACGCGGGTCTTTAGAGGGCGCAACAGAAGTACGCTTGTTGTACTCGCGCTCAGCCTTCTCACGGTCCTTGGCGTCCTTGGCCTCTTGCATGGCCTCTTCAATCATTTGCTGTGTTGCCATGATCACTCCTTAACAGGTTTTGCCGCCACGCGCCATCTTGACCATGGTGCCTTTGGTTTTACCCTTAGTGGCCATGCCGTCACGGCTTGGCGCCGCAGTTTTCACTGAACCCATCTTGGTCGTACCGATTGAACCACCGGCTTTGTAGCCTTTGGCTTCGGCCATCTCGTGCTTGATCATGGACTTGGGAGCGCCCTTCTTTTTCATGAAGGCCATCTCTTTGCCAACCATTGCTTTAGATTCTTTCATATCGCCACCTTTTGAAAATTTGCGGCTCTTGTCCGCGTTGGAAAAATCTTTACCCACGGACTGTGGGACACCCACCTTCTTCGCAAACTCCGGGCTGTGAGCCACGGCGCTCATGAAGTTGTGCTGCTTTTTACTCGTGGTGGGCATTTCCGCCCCTCAAGTTGTCAATCTTACGCTCAAGCCTGTCAAATCTATCCAGCAACTGCTGCATGTCAGCACGAAACTCTGACCGAGTAATGTGGTCACGCGCAACTTCCTCGCGGGTCTTGTTCAGCAAAATGCTGAGCCGATCCAACTCGTCAAACTTACCCTTGAGCAAAAAGCCCATAACCGCCACAACGGCGCTCAAGGCCGCATTCCACAACATCATTTCCATGTCAGCACTTCCATCGCGCCAGTGACGCGGCTTGATTTGCAGTCGTTCCAAGTCTGTTGAGCTCTCCAGACTGGATCAAGGGGTGTAATCGACCGTGTTCAACAAAATGCAGCACACGAAGATTCTCTACGCGATTATCACCGTGAACGCCGTTTTTGTGGTCAACCTGATCGCCTTTTTCAAGCGGTTTAATGAAGGCGTCCGCAACCAGTCTGTGAACTAAAAACGCCTTGCAACGCTCAGTCCTTAATCCGCCATTACGAAATCTAACTTCAATGTAAGGCTTTGTCCTGCCGGTGTCTTTTTTTGGGGTGAGGGCCATAATTTTTTCAGGCATAGGCACATCTGCCCCAGCTCTTCCACGGCGAACTCTGGCAAGTGACTTTACCCGCCCCATGTTGCTTACTTGGTAGCGTCCTTCGTAGTTACGAATGTCGGCCCACATTTCAGCACTTCCATCTTTGCATTGATGCTCTTGCACGGCTACCCTTTTCAGACTTTTCTGCGATAGGTGCCATTCTAGCGCAGAACGAGTCCTTGCGCTTGCCACCCTGCGGCTGCGGGGCTTTGAGGTTGCTGCCAGTGGCGGCATTGTATTTGGCACGGCCTTTGGCTGTCAGCCCAGCGCCCTTGGAGGCTGGTAACTTCTCACCACGACCGATTGCGAGGGATGGGGTCTTCTTAGCCATTGACGACTTTCAGTTTGGGTGTGCAGTGCTGCTCGATCAGCGGCATCAGCACAGCTTCTTTGAAACTGCGGTGGTATTCCTGAGAGCCAACGTGCGGCAGGGTGATCTCTGGGTCAATAAAGACCGTGAATCCATCTGCCCGAGCACGCTTGCAGAACGTGTAGTCCTCGCCAACGTACTGCCCATTGGTCAACTCAAAATCAAACAGGGCGCTCTCGTTGCGGTTGTACACATCGTTGAAGTACGTCCACTCGGGGTGGGCTGCAACCAGCTTCTCCAACACATGGCGCTGGATCATCATGAAGCCTGTGGCCACGTTCTCAACCCGCAGCATCCCATGAGCATCAAACTCAAGGGTGTTGTTCTGGTCGATGTAGATGTCCAAGAAGAACTTGCGATCTTCTGCGCGGCGGGTGTACATACCAGCGGTGATGTCCTTGCCGGTGCTCAGCGCCAACAGGCGAAGAACAGACTCTGCGTCCACCACGATGTCGGCATCGACAAACAGCATGTCTGTGCAGTCCGACTCAAGGAAGTTGGCAACCAGAATGTTTCTGGCCTTGGTGATAAGAGAGCAGCCCGACAGATGCGATAGCTGAACCTGAACGCCAAACTTCGACGCCTTGACCACGAGATCGGCCAAGGCAAACGAAGTCTTGATGTTCAGTTTGCCATCATAGGCAGGAATCGCAATCATCAGTTTGCGACCTGCAATGTCCATTGGGCGTGCTTCTTCAGCCATAGTAAATGTTTGCAGAAAGCAAGTTACTCATACTTAAGTAAATGCCGTTTTTAACAAGTATTCCCTCTCCGGGAATCAACGCAAAATTACCAAACAAGTCAGACGCACCAATGTCGTAGCTGGCAAGCCACAACGATGCGTATGCGGCTGCCGTTCCGCCAGCAATAGTCCCGGAGTTAATGTCTGTAACTGTAAAGGTGTCCGCGCCTGTGCGTGTAATGACGTAGTTACCGTTTGTACCGGATGTTCCACTTGCTGTTGCAAACGTAATTCCGATCACATCTCCAGTGGCTAAACCGTGAGCTACCTTTGTAACGGTAATAACTGCGGCAGTCCTTGCGTATGTCGCGGAAACAGGCGCTGTAGTCGTGTCAAAAATATCAAGTGTCCCAGCCGTAGCTGTACCAACCATAGACACAGCTTTGAGCCTGTTGCGCCCCAAAACAACAAACCCAGAGTTGTTGAGGTGCCCTGATTTAACATCGGTTTGCATTGACATAATCAATCTCCTTTAAAAAGGGGCCGAAGCCCCTTGAGTTGATTAGGCAGTGCGTGTAAACACGTATGCAGTGGCGCTGGAGAACATGATTGTGAATCGTGCCAGACCAGTAGCGCCAGCGGCGATTGTCAGGTCACCAAAAGAACCTGCGGTGTCAGCAGCAGCGCTAGACAAAATGCCGTTGGTCGCAACAGCAATGGTCACAGTTGATGCGCCAGCGGTGTTGTCCACATACAGGTCCATCACGGTGCCAGCGGTTGCGCCCAAAGCCGCGCCAAGCAAAGTGCCAGTAGGCAAAGTGATGGTGGTTGCTGCTGCGGATGTAGAGGTGATGTAGCCGGTGGCAACTTCTGCTGCTGTAGCAGTTGCAGTGGCGTTGATCGCGGCAGTTGATGGGTGGTTTTGATCAGTGAACACCAAATTGGTGGTCGTCAGATTGGTTACGCTGGTCGTAGCGCCAAAGGTGGCATCGACGGTAACTGCGCCAGTAACAGCGCTGACGGAGATGTCTTGAAAGCCGTTCTCGGAACGAACTGGGCCGGAAAAAGTCGTATTGCTCATGATGATTCCTCACATGCGAGTTGAGGTGCATCTGTCTGCATGTCGTCGGCCCGGAGCCGTCAGATACACCGGAAAAGTCCGGGGGTGGTGGCAATATATCAGGTGGGTGTGGGGTCGTCAACGTGCTTGTTGGACTTTTTTAAGTTTTCTTCTTGGGTAATGACCCGCAGGTTCCATGGAACGTGAAGTCCGCAGACCTCTTCGCCTTGAATTGGCACCTCGTGGTCTACCGCATGCCGAACGCCAGTGGCTCGGCTCAACTCAATGGCCAGCCGGTACTTCAGTCTGATCTCCATGCGCTGCTCAGCCGACAGCCATTTGGGTGTGGCGTCACGGAAGCGGCGACGACGGAGGCTGACAAGCTCTCGGTACAGGTCAGGGTTGGCTTGTTTGTATTTCTTTTTGTAGGCGTTCTTTGCCTCGTCTGGTCGCGCTTGCGCCGCAGCAACCACGGCTTCTTTGTTGCGCTCGTAGTACCCTTTCTTTGCATTTTGGCCAGCTTTGGACTTGTTGTACTCCTTAAAGTACTCCGCTCTGGTTTCAAGGGCTTGTGCCCACTCAACCTTCAGGCACTCAATGCAGGCACCTTTGGTCTTGCGCGGCGCGATGTGCCCGTGCTTGCAGGGGTCTCCGGTAAAGTAATACTTGGCCCCCGTGGACTTGGCTTCGGCGCGTGTCTTGGGTAAATTTGCGGCGTCCATAGTGCATCCTGTTTTGACACCGGTAATTGTATAGCAAAGAAAAGGGCCTCCGAAAAGGCCCTCCAATCCGAGTGGATTAGGCTCCGGGAGAGCCATAAATGCCCAATGGATCGGAAACACCGAAACTGTAACGTTCACGAGCTTTGTAGCGAACGTTTCCAGTGTCGAAATCCCCGTCCATGGAATTCGCCAAAGGCGAACGAACGAAGTGCTTCAGACCGTTAGGTACATCAGTCAACAGGAACCAAGCGTTGGTGTCAGTCAAGAAGTTGTTGACTGTGTAACCACCGGGGATGGAGCCGTTGTTCTTGATGGCGTTGATATCGTTGTCAGCAGTGCCAACGCGGAGTTCAGTTTCCAACAAGCGGGTTGCAACGAATTGCAGGCTTGGAGGAACCACCAGCTTCTTTGGCTTAGCTGCAATCAGCAAACCGCGTTCGTCTGTCCAAGCAGCGATCTGAATGACGGCGTTTTCCAACGAAGTCTCGTTCAGGTCGGCAGGAGTAGCCGGACGGTTGCTGTTTACACCACCAGAGATCAGAGGGTGAGCAGTCGAGAACAGGGTAACGCCGTCGCCGTAAGTTACGCCAGCGGTGAAACCAGTGTTCAAGATAGCTGCACCTTTGACCTGCTTGGTGTAAGCCATGCCACGGGCCAGAGCCTTGGTGTAGCGGCTAGACAAGCTGTCATACAGGTTGTCTTCCACAGCTTCTTCAGTGATGGAGAAGCCCAAAGCGATGGTTTCGTGGGTGTATCGAGCTGTGAAGGCTTCCTGAGCGTTGTCATAAGCGATGGCAGCGCCTTCGTTCTTGACAGGAGCTGCGGAGAAGCCAGACAACTTAACCTCTTCTTCAAAGCTACGCTCAGAAGTCTCGGTCTCGTAGATTTCCTTGTGCTGTTCGCCGTACTTAGCGTACTCCAAACCAAACAAGGCGTTCAAGCCGGGAAGAAGTTCTTTCAGCAGTTGTGCGCGTGAAATAGCCATGATTTACTCCTTAGACACCAGTGGTGTTGTTGTACTGGTGCGTGTTGATTTTCACCAACAGCTCGGTGTAAGTGTCGGCGGCAGTAGCTGTCTCCGGCACAACATCGATCACACGGATTGGGATGGTGGCAGTAGTGCCAGCGCCAGTCAAAGTGACGGCGAAAGCAGAATTACCGGTGGTGGTGTTACCAGCGTTCAGGACGAGCGCAAGGTTGGTACCAACAACAGTACGGCCAGCGGTGCCCATGGTAGTGCCAGAGGTCACGATAGCAACCTTGAACAAAGCCATTGGATCATCCACAACGTAGGCGTAAGCCAGATTGGTGGATGTGGATGCCAGAGCGGGGATGAACTGACCTTGAACAGTTTGATTGCTCGAGTTCACGTACTGACCGCCCATGCACACGCCAACGATGTCGCCAGAGTTGGTTGTGGTGGATTTGACGAGATAGCCATCGCTGTTGATTACAACGGTATCGCCATCGAAAATGGCGGTGCCGAAGCCAGCAGCTACGGGAATCTGACGGATTGCACCTGCGTATGGCATGCCATCAATACGATTGATTGGTTGCAGACCATAGGGTGCCGAAACGGTGGGGTAAGCCATGTTTGGACTCCAAAAAAGTTAAGTGCCTTTGCCGAAAGTAACCTTTGTACTACGCTCTTTGAAGAGCGGCATACGGGGGTCATTTTCTCTCATGTAAGCGTTGTCCACTGATTGCATCTGCGAATCTGCCTGTTGGCCGTAATACGCATTCCGCTGCTCAGTAAACTCCACAGGTGTTTTGCAAAGCAACAAGCCACCGACTTCAATGCTGTCTGGGTAGTGGTTTTGGCCGCTACTGAACAAACGCACCTCAGGGTGATCCGATGCCTTAACGGGTTCCCAACCCTCCCGCAATTTGCTAGAAACGTTAAGGGCGTCAGCCTTGCCAAGCGTGGCAATCCGAATCCAGCGATAAGCGTAGCCTTCTTCCGGTGAGGGATTGGGCAAAAGCTGGGGTGGCATCCATTTTTTTGGACGCTCGGTTGAATCACGCATTTGCAGAGCACGAGGCTCGCGGTTATCAAGTTCTGTTTTAGCCATTTTCATTTCCTCATTTCTGCCGCAACTGCACGGGCGTACTGCTCATTCGTCAGTCCCAACCGCTTAGCGAGATCCACCTGCGTTTTCGTCAGCACGATTTTTTTAGGCGCTGTGCTGCGAGTTGCCGGTGCAACATTATTTGATGTTTTCGACGGAGTTTGCGCATCCGCCTGTTTTCCAGACTCAAACTGATCCGAAAAACGCTCCCTAATGTCACTGTTGATACGTCTGTAGTATTCATCAGTGCCAGCCGGGATGCCCTCGTTTATCAAATCCTCATGAAGGCCAAGAGCGTAAGCCGTCATTCGCTTGTTTTCTCCAAACCACTGATTCTCGTCTTTCCAAGAAATTAGCTTAGGATCAACACGCGGTTCTTGATAAACTTGTTGTCGTGTTTGTACAGCATTTTCTTCCTCCTGTAAAGGAGCGGGTCGGAAGCTGTTAATTTTGTCTGCCTTGAGCTTGACCGAAGTCATTTCCTCTTGAGCGGAAACCAGCGCATCAGAATCACCGGACTCATATGCAGTCTTGTACTTCTGGCGTGCCGATTCCATGTCATTGGCAACACTGCGTTTGGCCTGCTCAAGCAAAGCATTCTGGTTGGTACTCAGAGAGCCTTTGAGACGCTTGTTTTCTTCAACAATCTGCTGGGCCAACCTAAAAGCTTCGTCCTTTTCCCGCATTGCAGTTTCTTTGGCTCGACGCTCTTCGTGGTAGCCCTTGGTGAAGTGTTGAATGCGCTTGCGTACGCTCTCGTCGTACTTGGACAGCTCTTCATCGGTGACATCTTTGGGCGCTTCGTCCATGGGCTTTCGGCCACGGTCCTGCTCCGGGGTGTCGTCAACGACTTCAACTTCCGGCTCAGTCTCTACAACTTTAGAGCCAGCCCGAGATTTTTTATCTTCCGCCTCATCGGGGAATGTAAATTCAGTTTTGTCTAGTTCAGCCATGATTTCTCCTTAAACGCGCTGGACGCCGCGAGGGTCTTCAATGACCGCTTCAACAGAATCATCGTTGATGATCCGCCACTCGGTTCCGTGAATTTTCATTCGCGTTCCGGTGTTTGGGCGCACAATAATAAAATCACCAACCTTGCAGCTTGGGCCACTCGGAAAGCGCTTCTCATCCTTAAATGCGTCCGGTCCAATCTTGGCCACAAATAATACGGGCGACAGAAGCTCTTCATACTGCATTGTCTGGCTGGCCTTAAGTAAGCCGCCCTCGTACTCTTCTTTGGCTTCTGGAAGCATGCACAGAAGGTGATAAGTGGCGGGATTTGGAATCTGTGTGGCCTTATCCTCAACAGTTTTATTGAGTAGGCCAGACAGATTAACCGCCTGAACATCAAAGTTAGTCGTCATTGTCGTCTTTCAGTTTACGCACGAGGTCGCCAATTTCACGCTGTGCGGTCTGGAGACCTCGGATGACCCCGCACAACTCCCGGTATTGGGCATAATCTTTCGACTGCCCAGATACCAAAGCCTCTGAATGACTTTTGACTTGATCCTCAATCCGTTTGTTGAGAATCTCAAAAATTTTGTTGTCCATTTTTCCTCTTAGTTCTCCGGCGATTTAGCAGCCGGTTTGTTTAAACTTTCCAGTAGCTTGGTCTGCATCTTGACGGATGCTTCCTGTTGCTTCTGGGACATTTTCTGATCAAACTCTTGCTGACGCTGAGCCATTTCTTGCTCGTGCATCTGGCGCTCCATGATCATTTCTTGTTGCGCTTTTGCGGCTGCAATCTCTGGGTTTTCACCTTGACGGCTTGCCATTTCTTGAGCCTTGAGTTGCAACTCCTGCCCTTTGATAGCCAAGTCGCCTTGAACCTTTTGGGCTTTGGTCTGAGCGTCCTGCATCTTGATTTGCAACTCTTGCTGCTGCATCTGCACGATGGGGTCTTGGGCTTGTTGCTGTGCTTGCTTTTGTGCAGCCTCACCTTGGTGAATTTGGGTGAGCTGCTGAGCTGCTTGAGCGACAAGCTTGGCCAACTGAACCTCCACCTGCTCCGGCAACTCTGCGTTGGGTGCTGGCAGACTTGCGCCAAGACGCTCTTCGATCTGGTTGCGGTATTGGAATGCAACGTGCTCCGCGATGTGGGCCATGATTGACGCCTGCATCTGCTGGGCCATAGGGTTTTGTCCCATCTGGCCCATGA